CTTTGCGATATCACTTCATGTCTGTCCTTATTTAAGGAGGCCATTGGAACAGGCCAGCTCAGAGTTACATTCATTTGTGACAATAGCAAAGCCTTAGTTGGTAAGGTATAATCGTATCTGATCCATGAAAAGTTCCATAAACCGATTACGAATTCCACACGTACCAGAAAAGCTCCTAGAGCGAAATCTAGCAAAGTGGAGGGACCTCAGACATACCCTAAGTCTGAATCTGATTTGAAATCACAACAAATCCAAGGATTTTCAAAATGTATCCTTGGTTGGCTGACGAATATAGGTTACCAAAACGGTACCGAATCGTCTGTTAGCCAGCATTTGTCCTCACAATTCAGTGAGACGGATCTCTCAGATTTTCCGAAAGTATTCAAGAAAATGCTAACATGCACTTTCTCAAAGAACATGGAACAACCATGTACATGCTTCACAGAAGCTATGCCAGTTTGTAACAACGAACTGGAGTTGTTTCCAAAATACATTCGAAAGGTCGTGAACCGGAAACGGTTCGGGAGAGCCAAATGGCTTAGAGCCAATTGGGCGCTTTTACAATGTAAGCGTCTTGCCAACAAAGTTCCTGCTTCATTTAAGCAGGGTTGTTTGGAAAAACATCGAGCTAAAGTGTCTGAACTTAACCAGACACCGCCCGACATTCTTCAAGAATTTAAGGAATTCTTTGAGCCTTACGCCAAAAGCGTTGTCGAGAACTTCCAACCTGTCACTCAGATTCCAAAAGCGAAAGCTTATTATGGATATGAGGCAAAGGATGGTGGTGTTAAGAGATGGTACAAGGAACAGAAAATGTTTCATTCCATTGGACATTATGTCATTCCGCATAGAGATATACGGCTTGACCCAGTAGTGTTCCACCTAAGTGGTTCACCAGGATCTGGAAAGTCTACCCTTAACAACCTTATCGCTGCTAACTTAGCAGAGCGATTTGGTCTCGCGACTCGCGATAGAAGTTCTTATCTTTATCAGAGATCAATTGCCACACCCCATTGGGATGGTTATCGAAATCAGTTTATTACTGGTCTTGATGACTTTGGCTGTTTCCACCAATCTGACGATGGTGAGCCAACCAGTGACTTCTCGGAGCTTTTACAATTAGCATCAACAAACGCTAAGAAAGTTCCTATGGCAAAGATTGAAGACAAAGACAAAGAGTTCACTTCTGAATTCCTATTCTTGTCGAGTAACGGTGGTGGTCTGCTACCAGAATATTCAAATATGTATTGTTCTGATGCAGTCACTCGAAGGACTATGAGTCCTTTCTTTCTCGTATTCCCTGCAGCTGATGAGCGTAAAAAGCCCATCAAGGGAAAACTGGATTTCTTCATGTGTACTACAGAAGGTGTCGGCCAACTTGGCGCCGGCAACGATCGCAGCTTTGCAGCTGTCTCACCTTATGCTCAGACCCAAATGGGTCATGGCAATGGTTCTGTAGATCATAAAAGTCTTAAATTTAAGATCTTACATCACATGAAGGCGACAGACACATCGAAAGTCGCATCCTTCTGTACCAATTGGCTTCTCGCCGAGTGGGTCAGAAAGGACCAGTATCATAAAGAGAAATTCGAGGGTGTAAACCCCACACGAAAGCTCGTCCAAACTGTCGATCGACAGACTATGGGCACGAAGGCCGGACTTCAGGTCCACTACCATGTTCCGATTAATTTACCGGAAAATGTATGTGGTATTCAAGCTCTTGAAGAGCCACTGAAGATCCGAACCATCACAACACATCAACCTTTGTGTACAGCTTTAAAGCCGGTTCAAAAGGCAATGTTTGAATCGCTATTGCAATACAAATGTATGATGCCCAACAAGTCTAAAGATTTCGACTACGTTGACAAGATGTCTTTCATATTAAAAGACAAACCCAATACTCTCCTTTTATCGGGAGACTACTCTTCTGCAACTGACGGATTACACTTTGATATCAGTCAGGTCGCTATGGATTCACTCGCTCAGGCATTCAGGGACGCAGACCTCTCGGTCTACGCTGATCTGATCACCTGGGAGGGCGGTTCTCACAAAATAGAGTATCCAAAAACATCCAACCTTGAACCCGTCTATCAGACCAATGGTCAACTGATGGGATCATTGCTATCGTTTCCGATCTTGTGC